TTCTTCTTTTAACATAACATATTGATATAAATCATGTTTATCTAAATCATATAAAATAATATTTATTTATTTATATAATTTCTTTTTCTTTTTCTTTTTCTTTTTCTTTTTCTTTTTCTTTTTATTAGGTTTCTCTTTTATTTATTTCGTTTTTAAAGAATTTGAATAGGAATTATCAATAAAAAACTTGGGGAAAACAAATTTATGTGGGTTTACAACTGGCAGTTTCAAAAAGAAAAGCCCTAAAACAATAAATAATATACCTACATATTTCATAGGATCATCAAAACGTTCTCCCAGTACTATAAAAGCAGCGATGCTTTCAAATAATGCACTAAGTCCGTCCCATGCGGCATTTACGAGAAGCACTTGGGATCCTTGTAAAGAGCGAATAAGGAAATAAATGACACCGATGTAACCAACAGTTCCTGTCATAAAATGGGCGAATCCGCCTTCATCTGCAAACTTTTTGTAGCCGAAGTCGCCGATAATTTCGGTAACAATCAAAAAAGTTAGATCTATGTAACTCATAAACCTCTTTACTTTAAGAGCAGAGAATTTTCCTGAGAATTTTCTAGAAAATTCCTTTCCTTTCCTTTCCTTTCTTTATAAGGTCCCCATTTTCAACGTCTTGGAAAGCATAAAATAAATAAACCCAAACAATGCACACGTAAATATTAGCCCATTGATATTATAGTTTCCATCATTGCTACACAATAACGGAATATATTTGCCCAATGTCTTTCTTACAATCGGCAACTGAAACAAAAAATACAAAATAGATAGTAAAAGCGGTGCCTGAATTTCATCATAAATTGAATCCAATGAGTTTTTCACTCTTTCTACCTTTTGATAATTATTAACCATTTCTTCATTGTCATCTTCATTATAATCATTAATATAATCCTTGTTTGATGGAGGTGGAATGTAATTGGCTTGCACGTGAGGATCGTGTGTTAGATTCTGGGTTGTCTGAGGAATATCTCTACTTGGCAACATCGTCGCACCCGCAATACTTGCCTGTTGAAGGCCATTTACAATTTGACTAATTGTGGTTTGATCTAGAGAAACTTGCCCAGGACCTTTGTTTATTTCATTTACAGACATTGAAATATTTGAACCACTAATGCTTCCACCTGCAACCGGATCTGTCGGTAAATCATTTATACTCGTTGTATTATTGTCACCCATAATATATTATCTAAAGATACAATGTTTCCTAAGAAAAACGCAACTAAAATCAAATAATTCTAAAATACAAAGGTTTCCTTTTTAGAATTGCAACTTATAGAACTCTTTTCAAATTTGTAGCATTTGTTATCAAATTTGTATGTTTGTCCGTCAATTTCTTCTGCAGGCGCTGCATTATAGGTAACACAGTCTTTACCGACACACGTTTTTCTAAAAATAGTTGCTAAACCGATTCCTAACAAAACAGACATAACATATCTACCAGTTGCGCTGTGAACAAACTTATCCAAGTACATATATAATATACAATAATACATTTATTTTTCTAATATTTAACTCTGGTCTCTCTTCTAACTCTGGTCTCTCTTCTAACTCTGGTCTCTCTTCTAACTCTGGTCTCTTTTTTAACTCTGGTCTCTCTTCTAACTCTGGTCTCTTTTTTAACTCTGGTCTCTCTTCTAACTCTGGTCTCTCTTCTTTAATCTTCTAACCCTGTATCGGTACCACCTTTATAGCCAACGGATTAATCGGACAAGTCGTATCCACAGGCTTAAATTGGAAACATTGGTCGCTCTTGTCTTTAAACATTATATCCTTGTAATTTTGCGGAGACGGATATTTGTATATTATCTTTTTGTCTTCTCCAATCATATAAATAAAAAATAGACCCACTATAAAACTACATAAAAATACGGGAATAGAAACATATTTACTTATCATTATTACCTATAATTAATAATGATATTTTATAATTCAATGTATTTCTAAGGGTTCTTATAATTATTGGTTCTTATAATTATTGTTTAGTGAAACCCACTTCAGTTCCGATTATATTGGCTAACGCAGTCAAATATTGGTCATAAGATCCGTCTGGATTTTTCGGCAACATAGACATTAATATGTCATTCTGGATTGCATTCTTACTGCCATCCTGTTTAGAATTCAATATTTTATTGTATAATGGATGACCGTAATCGTAGTAACTATTGTCTTCCGATAACTTGGGCGGCAACAAAAGACCATCTGGATGCACAAATTCGCGAGATTCACCGTAACGCGTTTTACCCTCGGTTCGTCTCTTGTTAAAGTCTATGAATGAATTTATTGTTTTTGTTTGCCATTCCGGATCTTGAGACAAGTTGTCCTTGTATTTTTGCGAGAGCGAGTTCCAGACGTTATCATAATCCTTAGATCCGAGTTCTTGTTCATCGTCTTCTTCGTCTTCCTCTTCTAATACTGGCTGAACTTCTTTTTCCTCCTCTAAAACCAATACTTGCTTCTTATTTTTTCGTGTAACTGTATTTTGCAAAGACCTGTTTTTGGCCGTTTTACCTTTTGTTTCATATATCCCCTTTACAAAAGAGATAAATTTATCATCCGTGAAAAAATTAAATTCAGAACTCGCTAAACTATTCTTTCGTTGAAACAACGTATATATGGATTCTGATTTGCCTTTTTCATTTTCAGTGAACTCAATCATATCCGTTTTATATTTCAGTTTTTGGATTTCACTTAATGCCGGAAGCATTTCATCCTTATAAAATGTAATCGCTTCAATCATCTTTGCGCTGTGACCAGAGGCTTCATATTCTTTAATCATATTCTTGAAAGGAATCAGCAAATTGTCTCCAAAATTTATTTCTAAATGTTTTAGCAATTCTTTTTTTTCTGTGTTATCATTGATATTTATATTTGTATTTATTGTGTAGCCCAGCATTTCAGTGGCTTCAGAAATCCTTTCTGTATTTATTGTAAAACGAGTTACCGCCGTTTGTTGATCTGTGTATCCAAATATAGTGTCATTTTTATCCACAATAATCTTTGTTTTAATATAACTCAAATCATCAGTATCTTCTTTGATTTGTTTCTCCAGACTTTGTCGGTCCGCTATTTCAAACTGAATATCTAATGGACAAGGTTCTTCCAAATCACCACATTTTGCAAGAAACACTCGCTTATAGTCTTCTGGGTCAGGCTTTATTGAGAACACTGTGCCAACATTTCTTTTACAATTGATGCATTCCGCTTTCGGCAACTTGGAATATTCTACTCTCTTTTCTTTCTTACTTTTATCATTTGATTTAATAATTGGTTTCACATATTTTTCATAATAAGTGGTCTCATATTTAGCCTTTAATTTATAAAAATCATTTAAGGCTTCCGAAACCTTTTCAGCATCTTCATTATTTCTTTCGCCAATGTGCTCACTTTTTCTGCTAATGCTACTGCTAATACTATCTGAATAATTACTGTCACTTTTATTACTAGATTTGCTTGAGGTATTGCTCATTATAATGTATCTTTATATTATTCTTTTCCTTTGTATTCTTTATTTTCTTCTTTCTTTTTTCTATAAAATGATTAAATAATATTCTTTCTTGAAATGGTATCAAACTCAGAATTCCAATGCGGCAACCCTGTTATTAATTCTTGCTGAGATCGTATTTTGGCATCCTGATAATTTTTTATTTTGGACATGATATATTTCTTTTTTCTCAACTCATTCTGCTCCACTTCTTCTGGCGTTAATTTACCCTTATATTTGTAAAGCAAAATAAGTCCTGTAATTATAAAAAATGCAAATAAAATGCCTACATTGAACATATAATTGTTGTATTTTTCCTTAAATTTGTGGCATTGTTTTAATGTTTCGTTTAAGAAGTATTTGACTCCAGGTTCAGTTAAAATAGGTTTAGAGTAACTTGGTTCATAATTCATAATATAATATATTATTTACCTTTAAAAAACAAAAAAAAATTATACCAATTATCTATATATGGATATCTCACAAATTTCAATCATTTTATTTATATTCATGACAATATTCTATTTTTCATCTGTTCCTGTTTTTGGGAAACCAGAATTAAAATTGCCTGATAGTGGAACATTGGATGAACAAACATTGATTCAATACTACACAGAATGCAGACCAAAACTCGCCATTTATTTTTTAGTTATTATTGTAACACAATTTATACTAAATATAATCTATTTAATGGATAAATGTGGTGGCGATATTGGTAGAAATATTGGTTCCGCTGCACTAAATACATTTGTACCGTGGTCTTTAATGTTTGCTATCATTCTTGCAGTTATAAACGCATTTCCTGGTTTTAAAGCGGTTTTTTCAGATGTAGTAGGATATTATATTATTTCATATCAGGCAAATGATTTAATGTCTTCTATATTGGTTGATACAAATATGCAGAAAGCAATTAATCAAAGTGATAATAAAGATGCAGCAGAACAAGCAGCGGAAGCCATTTTAAAAATATGCGGCAATAAGGCTTTGTTAATAAACCAAATTTATCCTAGTAATTTTGAAAAAATTTGGACTGTTTTAACACCATTAATGAAACCCAATGTGTTTCAAAATAAGGAAATAAAGAAGCAATTGTTAGAATTGGTTGTTACTAGAGACAATGTAGGAGAAGCAATGTGGTATGTGTATACGGCGATATTAGTTTCATCTATTGTATATTATAATTTAGCGACCAAGGGATGCTTTAGAGATGTGAATTCTATTAAAGCAGATTACAATCAGTATCGTGAAACAAAGTTAGCGGACTTAAATGCCCAAAAACTAGCAGAAGCGAATGCGAATAAATAATTATATTTTATTGTTTTCTTTTTCTTTTTCTTTTTCTTTTCCTTTATTTTGTTGTTTTTCCTTTATAAACTCATCATCGCAAGTTGAATTGCAAAAATAGGTATAAATTTCAATCTTGTTTCCACATTTTATACATCTTGTTATATGAGTAAGATGATCATCTTCATCCAATTTTTGAAAACGTTCGTAATCTTCCTTTATTTTTGTTTCTTCAGTTAAGTCTTCATCAACTAATTCTTCTTCCTTATTTGGACCAATTAATATGATTTTATCTGATTCTTTTTCCTTTTTTTGCATTTTATTAATATTAATATTAAATGCAAAATAATATCTAATATGTTTTTAAATATATTTTTATGTAAAAAATTGAATAATTTTGGATCTTGAAGAGACGCGAATATCTTAAATATCTTAACCAATGAATTTCATTTTAAACATATTTGTTCCTAATGACATATCGTCATCCATTCTAGAATTTTCAGGATTTCATAAATTGCGAAATGGACAATTTATGAAACAAATAGATAAAACCACAAGAGGCTATAGACGAATTAAGAGATGCATTGATTCAAGAGATTTAACAAAAACATATGCTGTGCTGCATTTGTCAAAGAATACTAGAGTATTTATGTTTGATCAATTTGCCAATAAACACGGAAGGTTATAAGAAAAAGAGACAAGACATTAAAAGAATAAAGAATAACAATATCTGATAATTTATACTTAAAAAAATATTAATAACAATATTATATCGGATTTTTATTAATAAATATGAAATACCTCTTGGAATATATATGGTTAGATGCAAACGATAAATTAAGATCTAAAATCAAGATTTCAGATAATTTAGATTTAGATTCTGACTCGGACTCGGATATAAGTGATAATGCGGATACAAATGATAATACAATCTTAGATTTAGATACAAATGCTATTAAGACTAAGAATCCAGTTCCTATGTGGAACTTTGACGGATCCTCTACAGGACAAGCCGTTTGCTCCAATTCGGATGTAATATTAAAACCAGTCAAATTATATCAAAATCCTTTTTTTTCATCTAAAACAACGAAAACAAAAATAAATACAAGTATAAATATGATATCATATATTGTCTTGTGCGAATGTCTAAACAAGGATTTGAGTCCGCATGTTACAAATCATCGTGACAATTGCACCAAAATGTATGAAAAATATAAGGAAAATAAATGCTTATTTGGAATTGAACAAGAATATGTGATATTTGAAAATGACAAACCATATAAATGGCATACGGCTTCAGATCCATTGCCTAATTCGGCGGAATGTGTTCAGGGCGAGTTTTATTGTTCAGTTGGCAGCAATAAGGCCTTTGGCCGAGAAATTTCAGAAAAACATTTGCTTTATTGCTTGGAAGCGGGTATTCATATATGCGGCACCAATGCAGAGGTAGCACCTTCACAGTGGGAGTTTCAAATAGGCACGTGCGATATGCTTACGGTATCAGACGATCTAATTGTGGCGAGATACATATTAGACCGAATCGCAGAAGAACACAATTGTTTCATTTCATTGGAACCTAAACCCTTTGGACCAAAATGGAATGGTAGCGGAGGGCACACTAATTTCTCAACAGGGACTATGCGCGAGAAGAATGGCATCCAATATATTTACGAGGCTTGTGAAAAATTAAAGGAAACTCACACAGAACATATGAAGGTCTACGGTAAAGACAATGAACAACGACTCACTGGAATCCATGAAACTAGCAGTATACATGATTTTTCTTATGGAGTTGCAGACAGAAGTTGTTCTATTAGAATCCCATTAGATGTTTCTAATAAAAAATGTGGCTACTTGGAGGACAGGAGACCGGCGTCAAATTTGAATCCATATCTGGTGACGGCAACTATTGTAAATACGGTTTGTTCTTCTAAGTAAAAACAATAAAACCAAAAACCAAAAACCAAAAACCAAAATAATTAAAATAACTTGGGATATGTCAAATAATACAATACAGATAAATAGCATAAAATTCCTAAAATAATAGAAAACAACCAAATAGGCATAATAGTTCTATTTTTATATCCAACACCAAACACTCTTATACTTCCATCTCGGTTGTATAAAAAATCGGGTTTAAAAAGTTGCACAATTCCAAATATAATTGTAAACAATATAATAGCCATCAATGGGATATTATTTCTAGCAAAGGTTCTTAACATTATTTTAATCTAATCTAAAATAATATTATATTTTATTATTACGTATATCTTTAGATATCGTATATATCGTGGTATTATATTATTTCTTTTGTTTCTTCTTTATTTATTCATAATCATCATCATTGCGTTCATCGCCAAATGGATCCCCATCGTCATAGTCTTCCCCTAAATTAGCGAAATCCATTTCTGCACGATCCAACTCTTCGGCCGCCATTTCATCTAAAGCATCTTCCATCATTATATCCATATTCTGGTCTGTTACATTTCCACCATTTCGTCTAAGTTCTGACTGCATTTCAGCGATCTTTTGCGCAACTTCTTTGTCGTGTTCGTACGTTTCCGGATCATATTGTTTAAGTCCCTTAGAGACACCTCTTTCCCAGACTCCAATTTTATTCGCTTTTTTGATCATATCCACTTCACGCATTTCTTCCGTCATATCTTTCAATCTGTCAGTAAATGTGTATTTTTCGGCTTCTTTCAATTTGAATATAATATCCTCTATTTTTTCATAAGAAGAGTTTATTACGGATTTTGAACCGCTCATTATTGAGATATATGTAACCAACAATTTCGCCACATTCTCCTGCAGTTTACTGACATCTCCTTCTATAAAGTTCCCTTCTGTTTCTGATCCCATATATCTTAATTGCTGGTCAACTAAAAAATCAGAACTATATAAATTATCATCATCCGGATTACGAATCTTCAGCATTTTGGATACTAGAGACGCATCTTTGGTCAATAATATGTATTCATTAAATATCTGCAAAATATAGTATTCAAATAATAGAGTGCTGGTTCTCTTGTCAAAGACGGAATGCGTTTCTGTGTCTCCAATTTTTATATTGGTTAGAGCAGGCGTGAACTCAGATAGCAAGCGAATACCTTCGCACCTTTTTTGTATTTCAAACACCACATTTTCCACCGACGTATTTCCGAAAAATTTAAAGAGTGGTTCATAAAATGACTCAACAGATGTTTTTAATTCTCCCATATGGCTCGGTGTAAACTCCCAGTATTTATGGGATTCAAATGTATGTATTTCCTTTTTAATAATAATTTCCGGAAACACAATGGAGAAAAGAGAGATAAAGTTTTTAAAGAAGTTAATATAATTGTACATCCCATCGTCTGAGATTTTGATTTCCGTATTTCGACTCTTGACATCAAAATCCCAAACAGTTAGTTCATTTATCGTCTTTGTCGTCTTTTTCATTTCTACACTGCTTATTTTTGCCTTTCTCTTGATAAAATCCAGCAAATCCTTTCTCATTGTTTCGTTTGATTTTGCCAAATAATTCTTGAATTTGGTCATATCATCTGTGTCTTCTTGGATCGCCAAATCATAAGTGTCCAACAAATTATCTAGATTTTGCTTTAATGCGCCAGGTACATACGTGTCATTTTTATCATCCAAATCATTCAATATTTTTCGGAGAGTTTCTGGATAAGACTCGTTTGTATACGACAAAGAAATGTTAATAATATTATGTCTGCTAACTATTTGAAACAAACGCAAAAAGGCTTCATTTGAATACTTTCGGTCATTGCTCTTTAATTTCTCTATTTTGCTCTTGATAGAATCAGTTTTCAAAAGATAATCTGGTTTGGATTTGCAAATTGCGAGCAAATCTTCAGTTAGAGGGATAGTTGTCTGATAATTACATAATTCAATGAATGCTCGGTAAATTGTTTCCTCATCAAAATCATTGGAGACGTTAGGAAATAGACGCTTCGTGTTCACTGAACTCACCATTGTCGCCGAATCCGTCAAAATCTTGTAATCTTTCAATAAAGCCCCAAGATCCCTTACAATCTTATTATTAATTTCAATATTCGGATTTTCTTGGACAAAATATTGCAAAGCCGTTAATGCACTGGCGCTATTTTCATTGCAGCAAGCATTCATCATAAATGGCTGTCCAGCAGCCTTTAAAAGCATATCCTTTGTTTCCACCAGTTTTTGAATATCCTCCTGAATGGCCAAAGAATACTTTATTATTTTAGATTGGATGACCAGCAGTTTTTCGTGCTGTTTTGGGTTGCCAGTTTGTATATTGTCTTCCAATTCTTCCTTGAATCCGTCCGTTATATTAGAAATGTTTCTTATATGGAATTTTCTTAGAGGCGGTAAAAACTCAACCCATTTCGCTAGAGAGTGTTCATTCGGAATATCAGGCGTGTCCGCAGTCACCAGCAAATATTCAACCTTTTCCTTTATTTTTTGATCCACTTCACCATATGGCAATAAGTATTTCAAGGTAAAAGCCTTAATTGTGGATGCAATTTTGTCCTCCTTGAGTTTGGCAATAACATTCCACGGGACAACATTTGGGTTACGATGTTTGTAAGCGACACATGCTAAATAGTTTAAACCAGAATCATCACCTTCGCCTTCAAAGGGAAACCCGCTAAATGAACGCACGCACCCAGGAAACGTTTTCCTAGTCTTAATAGACGGAACACTTGTCTGTATCGCAATTAAGATCATACCCAGAGTCAAATAAAGGAGAGTAGAACTATGAACAAATATGTATTCAGGTAACTTTTTCCCCTTTTTGACCGCCTCCTTCTCTCTTTCTCTGTAAGCAGCCTCGCCTTCAATTACCTTAATGTCAGTCATCAGTTCAGTCACTATTTTCACTATAAAGTCGCGCATTTTCTCTAAATCTACACCCAGTGTGTTGGACATAAAAGAAACAATATTAGAAACCATTTCACCTTCAGGAGAAAGTCGTTTTTTGACAACTGCTTCTCCTTTTTTATTACGCTGCTCTAAAATGGTTTCCGTTTCGTCTCTCTCTAAAATAGATCGTGACACATTTTTAAAACTGCCCGAGTAACCCTCATCAGTGTCAAAGTCAATCTCACAAATGACTTCACCGCTATTTATATCTACCCACGCGTCTCCATTTGCGCTCTCCTTTCCGATTTCTTTGAGCAATAGTTGCAAAACAGAATCATAATTATCTGGACTTGTGACGAATGTCTTCGCCAAAATAAAACGATATATGGGTAGTAACTTGGTATTTGTTTCTACACAGTACATCCACCACTCATCCTCCATTTCACCGTCATTTAGGTCAACCATCGTTGGATCACCCGGTCGGCAATATCGGTCCACGAAAAGAACAATATCATTTTGCTTTTTAATGAAATCAGATTGCCCTACAATTAGATCGCGTAATTTGACATATGGTGAAGTAATCCTCGCTGAGTTTTGTTCCGCTACTTGTAGTCCCAACTCATATTTTTTTGTGTTATATTTGTAAAAAGCGGTTTGCTTAATTAACTGCATTTGTGTGAGAGCGTTTTCGTAATATTTGAGATACTTTTGTATTTGCTCAGACAATTCTGTTTTTGAAATGTTGTATTTGTTGTCAAATTGGCTCATAATATCTTTTAATGCATTATTGATCATTTTATCTTTAACGATTTCAGTGGACTCACATTTGCCTTCTTTCAATGAAATATCAAATAAACAGTCGGTTTGTATATTACACAAAATATCGGCATCCTGTACAAACATTTTCGGATCCACTGTTTCATCTAGTATCCACTGATTGTTCTCTCTAATATAGTGCTCTAATTCGGCGCGATTTATTTCTTTAAGATTTGGTTCATTCATATTTTTTTGGATGACGGCGTATTGTCCATCAATGACCTTTTTAACGCGATTCACAAGTGTTTCAGCCATATAAGCAGCGGTTGGATCATCTAATTTGTCCTTCTTTTTGAACTCTTCGGCAATATACAATTCTAATTCACCATCATCTAAATGCCTTCTCTCTTCTTTGAACTTCTTATCAATAATATCGTAATCAGTTGTGTCATAATCACGGTCAAAATAAATGTCCTTGCCGTTATCGGCTTCCAACTTGTCCATTGAAATATATTTTTTGGCGATAACGTGCGTTTTGCATTTGTTATTTTCTCTGGAAGCATCTAGTCTCTCTTTCAACTTGTCTTTATCCATGTCAAATACAGGATTCAAATCATTGGGATACATCAGAGCCAAGTTTGAGAAGACAACCGATGTATTAAATAAATTTCCGTAATCGGCAACTATTATTTTTTTTAATATCTCCGATGTGGTTCTAAATTCGCTGGTATTGGTGCTAGTAAATGTTCTTGGTATCAAATAGGCATCAAATACTCTTAATTTGACGTCATAAATATTTTCTAAAATATTTGTAAGTGGGTTAAATGGTGTCGTATCTGTCTTTAGTTGTTTAATAACCGCAAATTCGCGACTATATTGAACATATTTTGCATTGTATTCCTTTATTTTATCCTGAATAAATTGACTCATTTCCTTGTAATTTATGTATGTTAGGTCGCTAGTATAAATCATAAATGGCTCCATATATGTGACCAAATCCACCATAGATAACTTTCCTTTTATGTATTTCTTGACTAGGTTGAAAATGACAATAATTTTTGGAATAATTATTTTCAAAAACTTATCATAGATTTCAATATTGGTTTGTCTGCCTTTGTATTCAGAGAGGTCAAGCATATAGTTTTTGATATTATCCACAAAATTCTGATCTGTATATTCAATCTCGGTGTCTAAGCCATTTACTTCAATCGGTGTAACAAATGTTTTTTGTTTCAAAAGTTGCCAATAATTTAAAAAATGCATATTCAAGTTCGCCTTAACTAGAAGACTGGATCCTGGCAAATTGATTTGCGAAAATCTCACAGTGGGTTCCGGTAAGGTAAGAATAGATTTGATGGAAATATCGTCGTTTCTGGTTAATTTGACTCGGTGAAATGCCTCCTTCTTTCCCTTTAGACCATTAGTCTGAAGGCGATCTAAACCTAAATTATATTTTTGGATGACAAATTTGCGAGTTGTTTCTTCGCCTTTGAAAACTACAGTAGAATATAGTTCGCCCAAATTATCTATAATGACATTTAACTCCGATGCAACGGATGCTTCTACAATAATGTTACGATCTACAACGTCTGGATTTTCGGATGAAAAAGGAACTGTATATTTATTTAGGGAACTGTATAATTCGGCGTATTTGTTTTGCCCTTCAATGCCTTCATTGGATTTGTAGTTGCGGAATAATTGAGCCATCTCTAAAACATTTTGATTCTCTGGTATTAATTCAACGTCTTTGTAATTAAAGTAATCATTTGCACCTTTATCCGAATCCGCATAATATGTCTTTTTGACATTTTTTGCAACCATCATGATCCAATATAGTGAATTTTTAAAGGATGACAAATATTGCGCTAAGGGTCTGTCTTCTGCTGTTCTTTTTATGACACCAGTAATATTGTGATTTTCGTCAAAGGTTGATGACATTTCTCTCAATTGTGTAAAACGAGTGATCATAATATGCAAATTATTTAAGACATTGCTGGTGCGTTTGGCATTTGGAATATTAGAGATCATTTCCTCTAGTAAATCATTTTTTTGTGTCTCAATATTGTATCTGTATTTCTCTCTATCTATGTTTACTGTTTCCTGAACTTTAATAATATCTCCGAATTCAATTTGGTCTGCATCTATTAATAGACGAGCAATTTTCTGTTTAATTTGCTGTTGGGGGACAAATATTGTTTCTTCATTTTCATCAAATACATCTTGATTAAAATCTGCTTCTTCTCCTTTATCTCCTTCATTTATTTCTGGTTCTTCGTTTAAATCTATAGCAGTTTCACCAAATTCTTCTCTCTTATCACCTTCTTTATTACTATCAGGAGGAGAACGTATTTCAAATGATTCAATTGGTAAACCTTCGGGAACACCTTGGTATCCAAAATCAATATATATTGTTTCCTTATCTATGGTTTGAATTTCAATCATATCATTTTCTAAATCTGTTATTAAACCAGTAATGATAGTAGGAATATCACCTCCAAAATAAATATTAACCCAGGTACCAGTTAGCAGATCATTTTGTCTTGCATAGCCTTCATTTCTGTTGCGACTAAGTAGAATAATTTCTGTGATAGTTCTGTCGGTAATCTGACCATTTTGATCAATAATTAGTTGCGACTTTTGAAAATTATCTGTATTGACCAGTTTGATTTTATTGGCATCAATGTATTCAATCATAAATGTTTTGTTGTTAAGTATTTCATTATTAGAGGCAACCATTTGAATGATGTCGCCTAGTTTTAAGGTTATACTAAATTCAGAAGCGACATCTTTATTAGGTTCTTTTGTTTCTTTTATTTCTCCTTCTTCTCCTTCTTCTTCTTCTAGAATAGGATTTAAATCTGGATCCTGAGTAATGTCTATTTCTCCTTCTTCTTTGTTAGTTGACATTATCTTATATTTATAATAGAAATTTTTATCTATATTATTATTACTAATTTCTATATTCTTTATTTATCTATTTTCTTCTCTAATTCTCTATGTTGGAATTCGTTATTAATTATGAATTATTATTTAAAGACATTTTGCTAATAGTATATATCATTTAAACTAGTTACAATAACAATAATAATGTCTTATATTTTACCATTTTTTTTAGATGATTCTTTAAATGAATCACAACAACCAAATGAATCCAAATATTTTAAGGCGTCTAAGTATGTTACTAAAGAAGGCAGCCAATATAAAATTGTCAAATATGCAAAGGATGTTTTAGTAGATGATTTGGTTGGATCTTATGGTCTGCTAAGGTCTGTTATCGTGAATTCCGATGACAATGTTGTATCATTTGCGCCTCCTAAATCCACATCATGTGAAAAATTTATGATGATGTATCCTCAAAAAACATCTAGCATTATTGCTGAGGACTTCATTGAAGGTACCATGATAAACGTGTTTTACGATTCTGTGTGGCGAATTGCTACCAGAAGCACAGTAGATGCGAATGTGGCTTTTTATAATGTTTCTAATAATACTTCTACTTCTACTTCTTTATCAGAAGCAAAGGAGAAATCTATGACTTTTAGCGAGATGTTTTTTGATGCCTGTTCTGCAAACAATTTCAACATTACATCTTTAAATCCTGATTTTTGCTATAGTTTTGTCTTGCAGCATCCCAATAACCGAATCGTCGTGCCTGTAAAATCGCCTCAACTGTATCTTGTAGAAGTGTATCAGATTGTAAATGGAGAATCAGTCGTTGTTAATGTGCATACACATAACGTCAGATCTCACGGACAATGGTCATCTACAACTGTTTTATTTCCAGAGCGTTATGAGTTCACATCTTACAGCGAATTGATTGATAAGTTTGCCTCGCCAAATACGCCATATCATATTATGGGCATTGTGATAAAAAATAAGGATACAAATCTGAGAACCAAGATTAGAAACCCGATCTATGAAGAGATTCGCCATTTGCGAGGAAACCAGTCAAAGTTGCAGTATCAGTATTAGACTCTCAGACATTCCGGAAAAATGAATGATTATTTGAAGTTCTATCCAGAGGCGAAGTCG